GCTGTATTAACCAGTTAAATTAATACAGACTATGGTTTCCCATAGTTGCCTTCCAAAACAACTCAGAGAGCTGTTTACCGTTGGTTTATAGTCCCAGTTAGGACTAACCACCAGCTTTCTATGGTAGCGAACAGGATTCGAACGAATCCCTATCGCACCATACCTGAGGTGGCCTGCCAATAGGCAAAGAATTAACCCAGCAGGGTTAAATCGGAAACCTAACGACATGCCAAGAGCATCAGGAAGCCCAGTCTCATTCTCAAAAAAGACACGACGTGAAATCGGAAGGTAGGCATAATAACCTATCGACTGATAACGTTTTATCTTAATTGGGTTTGAGAGAAGACTCCTAGGCACTCTTATGCCACTATCATAACCAGAAGAAAATGGAACCGGAGTATATTTGCAAAACCTTACCAAGTACTTCACAGTACGAGACAACGGAATGCTATGCTCAGAACTCCATTCATTCAGGCGATTGATCGTGACATACCTATCCTGCATTGTCTTCAGTGTTTTACAAAAAACACCCCTCGTTGGATATCCAGCGTGGAATTCGACGCCGCAAGACTCACGGAAGAAACCGTTGTGAAACGATTTCTTATGGTTGACGCGGAAACCGGCAAGTGCGATGAGTCGGGTAACATCTTCAAACGCCTCGCGGCGCACGACGATGTCATCTCCGAAAACACCGAAACTACCGGGTCCGTCAAACGGTTTATCGAATCGGATATTCCGAAACCGATAAGCCGCTTCAACCATGCAGGAGAACAAAATCGTCTGTAGTGGAAATGTAAAACCATTACCCATAGACGACATCATATGTAACTGGATCGTCTGGCCTTTGTAAGAAGTACAAGGGCACCGCAACTGAGTTAATCGACCAAAGACTGAGGCAGGAAGAACTTCCTGACAAAGCCTAAGACCGATCGTATCAGACGCAGAGGAAAGATCTATAGTAGAAAAACTACCATCTATCGAACCTAGCCGACACAGTTCTCTATTCTTATCGGGTTGAGCTTCTAAGGAAATACCAAATTTCCGATATAAGCTATCCGTAAGAAAAGATGCATAACCGAGTTGAAAGAATATATTCAAGTTCGGTTCAACACATATGCTTCTCCTGATCTCGCGTGACTTAGGAACGAAAGACAAACGGGAACCTTCAACGATCGAACTCCCACAGAACTGGGACCGAGAAAGCTCGGCTTCTAAACCCAGGGGAGTTAGGATCGATTCTGATTTGTAAATCAGATTGAGGAGCGAAGAGGAAGACACTAGATCTCCGGAAAAGAGTTTCGAGTACATATCAGTACTCTTACTCCCAACCGCTGATCCAGGACCGACCCTACTAGCGAGAAAGATGTCTTTCCACGTAATAGTATGGTCGCCATTGAAGAATTGGTACAAAGAGCGCTTAAATTCGCCCCAAAGTACCTCGTCCTTCGATGATTCCAGATTTAAGGTCCACTGATCGCAACGGTTGTTACAATCAGCCCAGACCTCAAAAGCTCGCTGTTCAGCATCAGACGCTTCATCGTCATTAAATTTCTTTAATAACGACTGGCGAAGACGCATAGCAGCTACTTCAATCGATGATGCGCCCGGCCACCCGTCAGTATCTTCACAAGTGAAAATACCTTGGCTTGCTGGGAAACAATCATTGAGATCCTCAAGAAGGCAAGTGTAAAGAGCGCGAGAGCTAATGCCCATCGTGATCTCCCTCTTATTCGAACCACAGGATGCAAATCCGGACCGAGACTCTCTATCTTTCTGTTAAGAAGGATGAGAGAGTAAACAAGGTCTATAGGATACCTGAAACGACAGTATCGCCGATTCCGGCGCTAACGTCATTCAGGGTCCCAATGTGATTCGACAAAGCAGCCCGAACATTGGCAGAATCTGCAGTATCGGAACCAGCTGGCACCTCAATCGTTGTGGTGATCAGCATAGTTTGGTACTGTTGACCGGCTAATGGAAGGACTCCTTTGCGCGTGATCTGCTTATACACATTACGAGGAACGTTGCGAACGATCCCCGTGGTAGGATCAACCGGACCAAGAACCTTATAGGTTTTCGGGCGGAAGAAACTCGTCGTGAATGGTGCAGCCACCGAAGACGTTAGCACGCCAGTTTGTGTACCACCTAATGCGGTGATCGCAACCTGTTTTGCATTCGAATCCGGCGGAACATCATCTACGAAGGTATAAGTAGGAGAGGTCAGACCAGTCTGGGCTCCTCCCGTAACTGGAGATGTAGGTGCCCACATATAAAATATGCCTCAAGGTAAGTTGTTAAGAAAAAGGCGTGAGCCGCTTAGCTTGTAGTAAAATGGCCCCAATATTCATCCACTTAAGACCCGTACCAGGCAGTTTAAACTGTATGGTCGGAATTCCTAGAGTGTCTGTATTTTCAGGGTGGCGTTCTACTATATCGTTAAGCTTCACAAACCTCAGTGCGGAACCGCTAAATTGCACCTCTCGATTTGAATTATTCAAGAGCGACATAACGAAGGCCGAATCAGGTATACCGTTAGCTTCAAAGATAACGGATTTTTTCATACCAGAAGCGACCCACCGAACATCACTCTTGAAGAAACTAGCCGAAGTGACAATGTCACCAAGGTTAGAGAAATAATCGACCATCCAGGAGTATGGGATTAGGTTGTAAACGCTAGGAACAAACGAGGCCAGGTCGAAGCCAAACAATTGGCTCTTTCCCGGTAGACTCGTAGGGTTCTTCGCAACAACCTCTCCATATACCTTATAGTCGAGAATCTCCGTCAAGTTTCGAGAAATAATATAGTAGTTGTAGTTACCACCGGCAAGTATCTCGCGATCGGAGGACGAAGAAAGGAATTTTTCGTCTCGACCGAAGCCTATTGCCCTAAGGAATACAGGACGTTGTAGGTTTAATAAAGCGTCGTAAAACGACTCAATATCTCCTATAAACGGTTGTAAACCAAGTGAATACTCCAACCACGTATCCGCTAAAATCTTTTTCTTTCGAGCACTTGTTTGCCGCCGTCCACGCTTTCCTAGCGCGGATAGGTAGTTTACAAGCCCCTGCCGAAGAGATTTCATCGGGTGTATTAGCATGCGAAGGGTCTGTCCGAACTCGCCAGCAGAAATAATAGCAGAAAACTGCCGTTGTTTACTGTAGGCGTCGGCATAGAACTTCCCAATCGCAATGTTCCGAGCAGTTTGTGGCTGAAGAGAATGAAATGTCCAACCGGGTTCAACGAATAAATCTCCAACAGCTGTTTCGCGATAATATCTAATCAAGGTTCCGAGCGAACGCTCGGTAGTTGAAAGATAATATCTGATAGGCTGACTAATCACGGTCCTACTATCACCGACAAGGTCGGTGACAGCATTTTCATGATTACGGAGCAATTCTTTCCAATTGTGTAAGTATCCACTGTCAACATGATCCACCCACTGTTCCCCAAATTGGGAAGAAGAGGATGTATCTATGACAGGTGAGGGAGGAGTATCGTCATAAACGGTACTAAACCCTCGATACAAAACACCAGTAGGAAAAACCTTGTAGGTCATAACATATCTCCAGGTCCAAGGGAGCAATCCCAAGCAGAGGCCCGTGTAATACAC